ATTTGTTGTTCAATTTCTTTATATTTTTCTGGATCCATGCCGGGCTTAGTTTTTAAATCTTCTAAATCTTTTTGTAGCTTCTCCAACTCATCAGCACTTACTTTAGCCTTCTGTTGTCTATCAGCACTACCAGTAGTTAATGTGCCACTTAGTTGTTTTAATCTTTCAACTTCACGGTCAGTCTCTTGTGCCTGTGCTTCATAATATTGTAACTCTTGTCCAATAGACTTAATAGCATTCTGTTGAGTATTGATTAAGTTATTTTGTGCCGCATCAGTTTTCTGTTGTTGTACAGCCTTATCAGCTATGTATAAAGATAGTGCTTGCTGGCTATCATAACCAGGAAACCTCAGCATGGCTCTCTGCATTAAATCGTTATCTAACGATAATGCAGGACCTTTTGGTGCTTCTCTTAACAATGACGATATTTTCATATTACTTTTTTAACAAACGTCTAATAGTATCTAGGTCGTCTTGACCTTCACCAACCAAGTCACCAATCGTTGCTGGCTTGTGTGCTTTAGGACCTTTGTTACGCCATTGACCTGCTTCACCTGTAGCATAGTCACCTGCAAACTCGCTCTCAGCCACACCTTGTTCTTTTTCTTTTTGGCGCTTCTCTAACTCTTTAGCGTATTGTTTGATTTTTTCACGGAAAGGCTTATCCCAATTTTGGTCGTTATCACCTTTAGGACTAGATTTAACCGCGTCATACTGACCAGTGTCAACCTCTTCGGCTACAGGTTTTTCTTTGTCGCTATATTCGGCGCGAATGTTTTGCATTGTTTTCTCACTAGCGTGTTTTTTTCCTGCGGCACGTAGTTTTTCCATACCTTTTTTACCGTACTTCTTAATGCCAAAAGATGCTTGCAGTGCGCTTTCTTCAATATCATCTTCCTGTAGACGAACAGGCTTCCTATTAAGTATGGCGCTTCTATTCTCAATATCGGGAACTTCGATACCGTAACTTGCTAACAATTCTTTAATTTTAGTAGCATGTTTAACATAGTAGTCTGTATCTACTTTATTTTTAGACACATTTTGGGCTTGTGGTATATCATAGTTTGTTACTTTTACATACTGGTCTTGCCAATAAAGCTCAGGTGGCAGATTTTTAATATTATCTTTGCTGTTCCATTCATAGCTTTGTATCTTGTGACCACTAGGATCTAAACCCTTCATCGTATTGATTTTTTCTTTTGCTTTGTTTAAAAGGCGGCTACCGATGCCATCTGATTTTGGCTTAGTGATATAAGAGGTACTGCTTGGGCCTTTGTACTTGTTTATAGGTACATAACCTTCTTCAACACCTTGGTCACCTTTAATTGCTTGTAATAACGCACGGGCAACAACACGGTCTTTTTCTTTTTCATCTTCTGGTAACTGAGCATAATTCTTTTTCATCAACTCTGCACGTTGTTGAAGTTTGGCCTCTAACTTACCATTGGCTTGTAACTTAGCAGTATCATCAAATTGTTCAGGCTTTTGTACAAATGCTTGTGCTGTTACATTCCAACCTTTATGAATAGCATCACTGATTGCTTCAATATCAGTAACACCCTTATCAATCATTTGTTTAGCATATTGTGCTGACTTTAAGTTAGCTTGCCATCCAAAACTATTGCCAGGTGTACTACGTCCATACTTATATGCGTTGTCTAGTGCTTCATCACTGATGGTTGCTAGTTGTTGAATACTTAGTTGTTGACCTTCAATGATATCTTCATCATCGTGTTGTTTAGCCATACTAGGTTTACCGTGTTGTGCCGAAGCTGGGATCCCTGCATCTTTTTGTATTTTCTTCAATAATTCAGTGTCATCATCGTGACCCAACTTATTTAATACTTTACCACCAACGGTCTTAACAGCATCTTTGACTTTATCAAACATACCTTCATCAACACCATTTAGTTGGCGTGCTACTTGTTTGACCCAACCACTAACATCACTTGAACCAATTTCTTCAACATCACCCACAAAGTCTGCAACGTCGGCAATAGCAGCCAATACTTTATCAGGACCGTGCTTTAATAATTCAGGATGTTGACGTATGATGCGGCGAGTTATTGAACTTACTACTGGATCGTCAATATCATCGAAACCTTCATCGATCTCATTGTCTAATTTGTCAGCAAAGTGTGCAAGTGCTGGGCTCTTGCCTGCCATATATGCATCTACGGCTGCACCTTCATCCATGTCATCCTCTTCTAAATCAAATGCTTTTAAATTCTTGGCATCGGTTCTTACATTGTGTCCAAGTGTCTCAGCACCAGGGGCTTCCGTCAAACTATCTGCCCATTCACTTAACTCACCAACTTCTTTCATCTCTGCTACTTTCTTTTGTAGCTTGTTCAATATTGGCATTACACTTTCAATACGTGGATCTAATGTCTCTTGTACAAACAATTCATTCAAGTTATTTTCTTCAGTTTCATCTTCCATCAATGATGGTGTCCAGCTTTCAAAATATGTGTTGTACCCACGATGACCAGTCATTCTGCTTAATGTCTCACGTAGACCTTGATAGTGATTGATACCTTCATTCACTAGTCGTTGTGCAGATTCATTGAACTGACCATTACGTGTAGCACGAACGAATGCACCCATCTTTTGATATTCTTCTACTAAACTTGTAACGTGATTCCAACGCTCACCGTGTGGCTTATCACCCTCAGCAATCAATCGACCATATACACGTGCGACACCTGGCTTGATAGTCGGAGCTAAGAAACGTTCACCTTCACTGTTCTCTAAAAAGATTTTAGCAATATTACGATAACGTTGCTCACCTTCTTCTATTTGACGAGTGTGTTGTATCACAATTTTTACATTTGGAACAGCGTCATTGTAGCTTGCTTTTTTACCCATTGGGTAGTAACCTTCTGATATTCTTTCTTGCTTTTTCATATATTCCCTTTTTGCCATATCGTGTTTCAAATGGTCAACATTCTTTAACTCAAAACTCAATTGATATTTCTGAGCAAAACGCTTCAATTGATTTAATACTTTATACCAAGATTCATCTTCGCCGTGAGTTTCTTCTTTCTCACTGTCAGCTACTTCATCACTAAAGTATATACATAATTTGTGCATTCCGTCAATAGAGATAGTTACTTTACCGTAATCTTCTCCGTCTTTAATGAAATTGAATTGGAATACTTCTGCTTCTTCCGGGGTAGGAATTTCCTTACCTGAGGTGTCAAGCATAGTAGGATCGAACCCTTTACTTTGTAAAAGTTCAAATAACGAGCGGTTTAATGATTCTGAATTTTTTGGCATAATGTATTTATCTATCTTTAACCCATTACAGCATAGAAGGGTAATGGCATTATAACTTCATTGTGGTCTCTAATTTGATTCTCTAAATCATAATGATAGTCACTTAATTGCTGTAGCATACGTGTAACTAATAAGCTAGCCATAATCAAGTCATCGGTATCACCTATCTTAGCGGCATAACTTCCACCGTGGGCAACAAAGGCTTTTAATTCACTGATAAGACTACGACTATTTACAGTCATTTTCTTACTTTCAACCAATGTTTTAAACTTAGCACAACTTGCTAATTTGCTCTTATTAGTTGTATTGAAACCTCTACGTCCTTTACCTACTTCGCTGATAAAGATACCTGGAATGTTTGATTCACCATATTCGTTTAATGATACGATAGCGGCTTCTCCGATTCCATTACATTCAATACTGTAGTAAATGTTGTTAGGTTCATTGGTGCATTCAGCAATATGTTTGTTAATTTGGGCCAATAGTTTAATCTGACTAGGAATATCTGTTTTATTGTGTTTCCATTCACCTACTTGAGTAGTAGTGTTTGCTTCAAATATTTGAATAGCTGATGGATCGCCACCTGTACCCAAGCTTGGATCTAATCCTACGCAATAGATGTTTCCTTTAATAGGTTTCTTGTACCAACGAACTTGCCCTATACGACTCACAGGTTCTATACCTTCCATTGCAATCAATGTGTTTGGATTAATCAATGTCTCATCAGCAATAATAAACTCACAACCAATTTCTCGGTTGAATCTATCCTCACCAAGTTGTGACTTCATTTCGGCCGCCCACTTATCATCTCTACCAGGCTGTTCGCTCCAATGCGCCCTGTACGCTCTGAATCCGTTAACTCCTACTTCAGTGGTGTTACCAAAATCATCTTCAGTCTTGTTAGCACCTTTCCAAATGAACGCAAACTGATCCTCATCACTATTTGGTGTACTTGTGATAATTGCTTTACCACCAGTTGACAATGTAGGAGTAATAGCTGTCCAGAATTCTTTAGCGATACTTGGTCTAACGAATGCGAACTCGTCCAAATACAATAGTGTAATAGACATACCACGACCTGTGTTTTCAGTAGTTGTAGCACTAACAATACGACTACCATTCTCAAAGTCTAATGAGCCTTTGTTGTATGTTGTCACACCTGCTTTAATATGATCGGGGCAGTTTTCATATGCATAACGTATACGTTGCATAATCTCCTGAGCACCTGTATACTTATGTGCCGCAACTAATATAGTACTGTCTGGCACAAACATAGCGTACCAAAGTAAGTATCCTGCGGCTGAAGTTGATTTACCTGACTGTCGTGGCATCAAGCTTATACTGTAACGATAGTTATGATAGGTTTCAATCAATCGTTTTTGATAGGCCCAAGGGTGATAAACCATACTACCCTTAGTAGGGTGCTGTATCATAAAGAAGTTATCCATAAAATATAGATAGCCTGTATCTGGGTCACAACATTTAATAAAATCCTGTAGTTCTTTATCAGTTTTAAAAACTGTTTTAGTATAAGGATTTTTTACTAGTGATGGGGTATTACTCATAACAAGTATTTATATCCAGAAAAAAACGGCAGAGCCGTTTTTCTTATTTGATATCTAACGGTCTTTGCTTAGTAACCATAATACAGTAGAACTTCTCTCTAGCTGTGTAATCTTCACCCTGTTCATTCTTACCTTGAATATCAAACTCTAAGTTATTGAATACATTAATATCAAATCCACAACGAGTGAGCAATGCGGCTAGCTGATTCTGTCCTAAAATACTATAATGATTTAGATTCCATTCGTGTTTACGGTCACAGTCTGGAGCAGGAACTTCAATGTAAAGTTTGCCGCCTTGCTTTAATATACGATTGTATTCCATCAGACTAAAGATAGGATATGGACTGTGTTCTAGGGCGTGACGTAAGAAAATGAAGTCAACACTCTCATCGTAGTATCCGTCTTTTTGCGGGATAAAACTCAAATCATATTTTGCAATTGTATGACCTTTACTTTCACACAGTGCAATGTCTCCTGGGCTTAATGTAACTCCAGTCACATTAGTATAACCACGTTCTTTCATTCCATCTAAGAAATAACCCGGACCGCATCCTAAATCTAATATTTTAGAATTTTTTGGTAAATTGAGTGGGTCAACGTATTTTGTAATCATCTCTTTAGTGAGATTTTCATGCATTTGACTATTTCCCTCATCATAAATGTGGGCAGTATATAGCCATTCATTGTAAAATTTTAACTTGATTAAGTCGAGTGTATTGTTGATATCAATCATTTAGAATCCTGTAATTTGATATAACTACTTATTCTCAAAACTGATGATGAAATTATTTTCTTTTGTAACCCTTGAAAGGTTTAACTATGCTTTGAGCATTTGTACCGGGTAATTCTTCACTATCCATATCACCATTATTTAAATCTTTATACGCTAAACCGGCTGCTTTATATGCCAATTTAAGCATATCCTGTTCTTCTTTGGTATAAGGATGGGTAGTATTGTGTTTACCTACCCAACTTTCAGCATCCATTACAATTGGATTTACACCATCACTACTTGCAACAGCCATCATTAAACGATTTAAATCATACAGTCTATCATAACTGTCTATTTTCTTTGAAAAAATATTTAATCCACGAGTGGCATATTGTTGACGGTTGGATATTTTGCCAACTTTACTTTCAGATATAAATTCACTTGCTCTCATTTTCTTTTATATCCTTTAAAAGCCTTGAGTGGACTATCTATACCAGTGTCAGATGTTTCTTCACTATCTTTACTTGTAACTAATACTTTACTACCCTTAAGACCCATTTCACCTAAAGCAAAATCAATATCATCGGCTACACCTGGATTCATGTAACCAGAAACTAATTGATTTTCTCCCCAAACAGAATCCTTATCCATTCTAGGTATATCACCATTACGTGCGGCCTTTGCACCTGCCAATGCTACAGCAAACCTATATTGCAAATATGCATTTTGATTTTGTAATTCTGGTATAACCCAAGTAGAGGGCATAGGTTTAGTAATCCTGTCAGGCAAATCACTTTGCTCAGTTATAAATTCTTTTGCTCTCATTTAATTTTCGGTTGTTATGATATCATTATTTTCTGTACCCATGACAGAATTAGCATATCCATTAAGAGCAATATCAACACCCGGGACAGGATCACCGAGAAATGTTACTTGTGATGCGATAAAGTGTAATATATATGCATTGGCAATTGGGTTAGCTAAAATTCTAACATTCCCACTACTTACATCCATATTGTATCTAGTCAATGCGTTACCCGCAAAGGTCATAGCATAACCAGTGAATTTTACTGCGTCATTGTTATTTGTAAGCTGTGCTGAAATAGTAATATCTTGACTATCGGGTGTTCCTGGATCACTAGAACGAATTTGGAACATACCTTGCGTAAATCTATTTGCAGGGTATTCATAGATAACTTGACCCTGAGTTACTCCGCTTGTATAAGTATTGCTAGTGTTTACTGTAGTAAAGAATAGATTACTAAAGTTATTATTAATTTTTCCAAATGCTACACGTAATGGATCACCTAAACCATCGTTGGGAGTTGCACCAATATTGATATATTCTTGTGCTCCATACGGGCCGTCAGTTGTTGAGAATGTGAATAACTGTGGCTCTACTACCTCCAATGTTGTAATAGCTGACGTATTTACAATTTCCGGAGTAATTTGAGGTAAACTACTTACGTTGATAACTTTTTGTGTCATTATAATTCCTAGACTATAATGTATTTATCAGTTTCCAAACATACCTTTGGGTTGCTGGATGATAACTTGACGCTTACTACGTTGGATTTCTTGTAGTGCTTTGATAGCTTGTATCTTCACTTCGTTGTCTGAACTCTTAACCATCTCTGTTAAGGCTGCTATACGTGCGGCTTCTGCT